CCGGTCTCTACCCCGTGCAAAGCTCTACCCATATACATCGTGTCGAACCACACCTTTGGCTTGACGCCATACCGCCAGTTGAGAATAGCCCCGTCGAACATTGTGTTCTGCGCAAGTATGGCACTGTCAGAGAAGTCTATGTGTGCCAACAAACGCTCGATCATGTCCGGGTCGTTGAGATACTTCGTAGCCTTGTCATTCTTCTTGATCGCAAGGCCGATCACTTCGAAGCGTGGGTCGCGCACATAATCTTCTGTTGTCATCTTGGACAGCGAGTATTCCTGATCGTAGTAGGTCTCGAAGTCTAGCGTATATACATCCATCAGCTTCTTCCCTCTTCTGCAGAGTGTTCATAGTAAGCCTCGGTCAGCAGATCGACTAGATATTCGGCTACAGTCTCATATCCACCATCCTGCACCTGCTCGGCGGCAAACTTCCAAACCTCGGGGGTAGTTGTTTTCTCTAGCGTTGAACCCATAGCTCCGGTCTTCACACCATATACACGGTGTAAGTCTCTCACATATTTAATCTCTGCAACGGCAGGGGGTAGCAAACCATCTTGCCTCGCTCGGCGTATGACAGATGCAACCTGTGATTTGGTCTTGAACGTGAGTCTTACTATATCGGCGTTGCTCATACCCTCACTCTTTAGACGTATAATCCGCAGAGTATCTTTAGTTCTCTTCATTGTTGGCATCAGAAGGGCACCTCTCCGTTTTCATCTCGTGGGTCTTTAAAAGAGTAGTCGTACACTACAGGCTCCGGCTTCTCTTTGGGTTTGGAGACAGGCATGACGCCCATCTCCTCTAAGTGGCGTTCGAGTTCAGTCATACCCGATCATCCGTACCAAGGCCGCGCCGCTGATAGGCCATCAGAAAGCCGAGACAGCATGCAGCATGCGCAAGATGTGAGTAACCCGTCTCAGGGTCGTTGTCCTCACCACGCCACCACGCCCACATGTGCCGCATCATGGCACTGAAGTATCGGCTCCACGAAGCGCCTTTGGCCCAGTTATGCGCGCTGTACTTCTGCGCACCAAACGTAAGCACCTGCGCAGTCTCTTCGAGCATCTCGGGGGGTAGCAGCAGATCATACCGAGGCTTGTCGTCATCAGCCTTTACAAATTCCAAACCCACATCAGCAAGTACTTCCACTGCCCTTTTAGGTACTTCTTCTCTCCAGTTGGGCGACGATATACGGGCGATTAGCTGATCGACAAACATGACGGATACGTTCGTTGCTTCAGCGACTTGGTGAGGACTTGCCTTGCGGTTGGCGAGCATATACGTCCACACACGTTCTTCTTTCTTAGTCATATCTTGTATCCTTCTTCTCGGCGATTGCGCACGAACGTGGCCAGATCATCCTTGGCGTAAAAGTAACGTCGCGGGGCTGACGGAGACGCATCCGTCTTGTGTTGCGCCTCCATCCAGAAATCCACCTGCTGCTTGAGGAACCTGTATTCAGCTTCCAGTGCGGGGGTTAATTTCTTGTCGTCCATTACGCAGAGAACCATTCAGTCTCTGGTGCCCAGAGAACAAACGATGCCTTATCCTGCGTGCCCTTGGCCCACACCTGCGCCTTGGCAAGCTCACCTGTCATGTGCATACGGCCCAATGTATGCTGCATCTGCATGTCTCCCTCACCCAGCGCGGCTGCTAATTCAGACGCCCTGTGTGGATACTGGTTATCCTCGACAGCAAAGTAGTCCATGATGCGGTCTTCTAGCTTGGCGACTACCACGCGAGGTGTCGGCTTTTCGGGGACGGTATCCTCGATTGATACGCCGATGGCTTGCCAAGGTGTGTCCGATTTCCCAGAGGGGTTGGGGGTCAGGATTAGTTTCCGTGTATCCCCTGCATCCAAGTCCTTATCACGTACGAGCTTCGCGTTGATGAATACTTGTTCGCCGTTATCGACACGCACCCCAAACGAGGTATCTGTGTCCAGACGAGTTGTGATATATACTTGCTGTGCATTAAGTGCGTTCATGTTAATCATCCCTTATGATTTAGTAGTTTTGCGTTGCTTTCGCCCATGTTATGAGCGTCTCTTTCGTGTCGTGCATGTTCTCTTCATTCACGACCCAATCAAAGCCTCCTGCAGCCTTGATATCCTCTAAGTTCTTCTGCTGTAGTGCGGTGGTCTTACCTTTTCCTGCCTTGCACTCGATGCCGAAGAACAATCCTTTATAGCATGCGACGATGTCAGGTACGCCGCTCCGTCCGAAACCCCCCGTGACAGGGTAGAAGTAGTAGGCACCCAATTCCTTTAGGTACTTCACCACCACCTTTTTAACTTTAGCTTCTGGTGTTAGGGCCATCGGGTTCTCCTTTTATAGCTATGGTGCAACCTTTGAAACGGGCCGCGCGTGATAACTGGCTTCGGTTAGTTTGTGAGGGGCAGCGAACCGCCCCCCATGGTAGTGACTCACTACCTATTCGTGGTAGACCCAATACGTTGACCGGTCTATTCTGTGGCCCACGCCCTCAACCTTTTTAGTTGGGGGTGTAGGATCGACTAGCATTAGGGTAGCGATACGCTCTTGGACCCATTTGGGGGTCTCGTTTATGTTATCGTATCGTCCCAAAACTGACGTGTCAATACCTCCGAGGTCAAAACACATTATATCTACCTCATTCGTAGTAGGATGTATCGCCACGCGATAAGTCGTTGTGTTGCTTGATACCACGTTAACTTACTCGCACCTCACATAGAACATATTACTGGCGGCTCGATACCCAACGCCGGAAACGTATACCCCTGTCTCCACCATCGACAGCACAGACATTGCACCCATCAGACGATCTGGTAGTTCTTCCTGTGTGAAGTAAAACAAGTTCTCCTTCGTATCCGCCATGCGATACAGGCTTCAGTCGTCGTCCACTTCAGCATAACCACGGACAGTATTTCTGCCGTGAGACTCGATCACTTCGATGAATGTATGCTTCGCGTCATGCAGCTGCTTACTTTCTTCATGCTCCGCAACCGCAGTGAACGCCGCGTGGAGTTGTGCTTCGAGTTCCTTGTCAACAAACACATAGTCCGAATTCAGTATGCGCTGGAGTTCGTCCTGCAACGGATTTAAGTCCGGCTTGCGGTAGCGTTCCAAGGCAAACAAGCGAAGGTCGATCTGCTGTGTAGCTTTAGCCACTTGACTACGCGCTGTGGACTTTGCCTCGTACAACGCATTGACAAACTCCCCTTGCGTAAACTCTAGCACTTGCTTGGTGGTCAACGGACGTAGATGTTTTGCTGCGTTGGCAACACCCTTGGGCCTATGCAAGGCACTAGCCATGTGTTGTTTCTCACCATAGTTATACTTGCCGTTGTGTATGTTGGGCGAGAACACCGCGTAACGCTGCTCTTGGTTGTACACTTGGCAGTAGCCTATGTAGCCCATGGCGTAGGTATCTTGTGGTCGATACACCCACATAGAATCCGTGCTTCTCGGCGCGACTTCGATACCGCGAACTTTCTGCGTGAGTTCATGCGCCATATCCATAGTGCCGAAATTCACAGTGACGACGTCTCTTTGTCCGACGATGTCTTTTACGAGTTTGAGTGATAGTTGAGGCATAGTTGTTCTCCTTACTTCTGCATGAAGCCTAGTTGTTTATTGATGAACGTGTTGTAGCGTGATCGTACTTTGGCTAAGTCCTCCTTGGTCTCTACTGTCTTTGTTAGATACTCCGCGTGCCAAGACCACCCATCGGTGCAGTCCTTGGCAAAGAGTACCCACAACGCGAGGCGCGCATCGTGTTGATCGTCACGCACAATGGCACGGGCTATGGTCGGTGCAGGTTGTAGCCCTTGCCAAGTCGGCTTCTGCCCGTAGTGCGTGTACAGGTCTGCCATCTGTATGCCCAAGTACTCTCTGTCCTCCAGCGGCAATAGCGGCGACATAGCCATACCCCACTCAAAGAACTTCTTGATGTCGTCCTTGAACTTGGCCTTGAGGTCTTTGTTGACTGTCGGAGCTTTCGGCAAGCTGCGTCCTGTACCCTCGACATGCTGCCACCCGCCCTCGATGCGTATGAACTTAACTGCAGAGTTGTCGTCACGTGTTGTAGCCCACGCACGGGGTAGAGACTGGTTGTAGTATTGGTTATTGGTGGTTTTGTTGTGCATCACTTTCGGCATCGTGGTTGTCTTGGCGAGGTAATACCGAGTATTCTCAGTATCGGGTAGAGTTCGTCCTGTTTCGATAAAGTGTTTGCCGTTGCGGATTTGGAACAGCATATACCTTGGTGAGTGACGATACAGAAAGTTATACCTGTTGACGTGCGTACTCGGACCCCAACCGTTGCGTAGTGTGACTTCTTCTGTGCCATCACGCTTCTTGCGCCACACGATAGGTGCATACTTCTCCATGTCTGCGAGTGTCGGTGTGAAGTGCTGTCCATGGTACCAATACCCAAAGTGTTCGTCGCCAAAGTGATAGCCATCAGACAAGGCATAGCAGTTGTTGCTGATCTTGACGATGCGCTCGTATTTGCGGCGGCGATCACCGATAGGGCGGATGTCTTTACCTGCATTGGTGCTGCCGCGCAGTGGAGTGATACTATCGTAGTGAGCCACTACCTCTGCAAAAGAGCGATAATTTGTATATGTTAACATTTTTAGTCTTCCTTGTGATATTAGTTTCGTTTAGGTTCTTTGGGTGGGTAGCTTCCATCTGCAAGATAAATCACCTCGCCACGGGAATGGCGGTTGTTTACTTCGGAAGGCGTTGCTACCGAATGCGTCACATTAGATTTCAACGGCTACCCACACGATACTCCTTCAAAAGATTATACTGACCATGGTCATCAGGGCAACGCCACTGGCAAAGCCAAAGATAGCACCGACAAAGCCAGCGATCTCAATCTTCTTTTTCACTTCATCTTCATTCATCGTCGTCCCTTTCGACCCTACCTGCACCGTTGCAGTTTTCGCAATCGGCCCAGTAATCTTCCAGATACCCGTACGGGTTTGAGTTCGACATAGGCACCTCGCGTTCGTATTCGCATCGGCCTTCGCCATCACACTCGGGGCAGTTTATATATGCGGGCTGCTCCTGTAGACCCACAACGTAGTTTCCCATCTTGCTCATTTTATTTTTCTCTCTCTTGTTTAGTTTATCTTCCTTTAACTTGCGGAAGTAGGCATCGCGCCGCCTGCTAGATCGGAACAAGCGTCCGTTCTCGCGTTCCCCCCTACGATTGGTCGCGTGTTTTCCCATCTCACATATCCCTTGACTTTATGTGTACAGTTTTACCCACGTCTGCAGTTCTGCCACTGTCCATGACACACCACAGCACAGGCATAGTCCACTGACCCCAGCCACCGAATAGATAGCCATCGGTCAGCACGATTGCAGCTTGCGCGTTGATGTTGTTGTCCCGAATGTAATCGGTAACGCAGGTAACATCTGTGCCACCACCACCTGCTGGCTTGGTAGATTGCACAAGCGTATCGAGTTCGTGCATGTCATACTTCTCGTCACGACATACACGGGTGTCCCAATACATCAGACGTACACTCTCGGGGTGTACAGTCTCACATATCTCCTTCACCTCGGTGAGGAACGCAGAGAGTTCACGCTGTCCGATAGACCCAGACGTGTCAATAGCCACGACAAGCTCACCCACCTGTTCGCTAATACCGCTCGGCATATACATACCGCTGGACAAGTACCTGCGGTTGGGTCGGCGATAGGTAGAGTAGTCACTGCCTGTACACGTAGTCTGCACAAACTCACGCAACACCTCGCGCCAGTTGACCTGTGGCTGTAGCAATTCGGCTAGGTCACGATCACCACCACTGCCCAGCTTACCTGCAACCAACGCACCTTGACGTACAGCCTCGTCGATCTCCCGTGCGAGTTCACGTTGTTCGTCGGCGGTCATCTCTTCCGCGCCATCCCAATCGTGTTCGTCGAACGGCTGACCACCATCAGGTAGTGACTCACTACCCTGCCCGCCTTCGTTGCCATCTTGGTCATCACGCAACAAGTTGTACACCTGTGCCGTGTCCATGCCAGCGTACTTGGTATCGTAACACCCGCCTTCGAGGGTGCCTGTCATCGTGGCGAACCTGTCCTTCGCGTTGTCGTCCACGATCTTGAGGTTGATAACAAAGTCACACGCCATGTTCGCAAGGTAAGCGTCCTGTTTGTACAAATGTTGCCACGTTGTCAGGTGCCGGAACAGTTTGTGGTACACCTCGTGCAACACCAAGAACCTAAGCTCGGCGTCGTTGAGTTGCTTTACAAACTCACGTCCGTACATCTCGTCACGTCCATTGGTACATGCGGTTGGTACGGATGGGTCGTCCACGATGTTACGGTTCCCGATCATCAGCACACCAGCAAGCGCGGTGTACTTCGGGTTCCCCATGATGGAAACAACGGCTTTGGTAAGCCGCTGCTCCTCTGTTAGTTGGTTTAACATGAGCATTTTGTTATCTCCTAAAGAGCTTGTGAATGATACGTTCAAGAAGCGTAGGTTTCGGCTTCAAGAAGTTGTAGTCGAGATCGAGCGGATACGATGCCTCTTGGTAGAGGTTCGTTACAGGGGCCACTTCCTGCACCACTTTCGATTTGTTTTTCCGCGCGCCGTACTTTGTGTGCGGCTTGGCTTTACCCAACTTGAACACACGTTGTTGGCATGACTGCGGTGTGCGCCCCATGATTGAAGCAATCTCGCGGTAGCTTGTACCTGCATCGCGCATTGTCACGAGGACATCGTCCTCTTTATCTGTCCATTTTTTACCCATTGGTTTTCTCCTTGTTATGGGTTGCGGTTATAATCCTCACACCTTGTCGGCGGTGTAGAGGTGGTTATTCTTCATAGCCCACTCGGTGAACTTCTTGTTCGTCATCACCATGGACTGCTTGGAATACTTCGGTGAGCGTACACCATTGGCGAACATAGCCTGTGCCTCGGTATCGAGACGTGGCAGGTAGTCCATCCATGCGTTGAGCCAGTCTTTCTCCAACGCAGCAAGAGTTCTATACACAACCATGCAGATAGCTGCCGCACTGTCAGGCACTTTGGCACTGGCCGGATCGTCTTTGATCGACTGCAAACTAGGCAGCTGGTCAGCCAATGACACAAACGCCATCAAGTCCATCGCGCCACGATCACCAATCGTACCCATCAAGGCAGCGGTCAGTGTCACATCGTCAATCAAGTGCCGCTGCTTGAGTATGTCAGATGCAGAGTGCAGAGATCGAGACGTCACGAAGGCAGCGCGCTGCTGCTTGGGGTGGAAGATGTATGGGTTCTCGTCGGGGTCTTTCACATCCTCGAACGATGCACACAGCTGCGGATTGTCTTTGATCCAACCCAACATACTGTGATCCCAGCCATCGTTGATACCAAACTCGATCAGCGCCATGTGGTCAGTCTTCTTGATCTGCACCACAGTCATACGGTTCCGTGCGTGTGGTGGTAGAATGTCACCAACTCCCTCGCTGCCTTTGTTCGTCGTGGCAAAGACAATGCTGTCGGGGTGTAGTGAGTAACTACCAACTTTGCGCTCCAACATCAGACGCAGCATGGCGTT